CTTGGAGGACGAGCGCCGTAACGCTCGGCGGTCCACATTCATCATACGTCTGCATCAACGTTTTACGACGCTGCGGATGTTGCGTGAACGGGCCGAATTGATGAGAGAAATAGATGACACCGCACGAACTTCTAAAGCTGGCCGGGGACGTAATCGCCGAGCGCGGCGCTAACTACGGCGGAATCGAAGACAACTTCCAGTTGATCTCCGACCTTGCCAGTCTGCGCCTTGGGCGCGACTTCCATCCTTACGAGATCGCCGTCATTATGGCGTGCGTGAAGAATGCGCGTGCGTTTGCGTCGCCGAATCACCTCGACAGCCATGTTGACGCGATGAACTATGAGATGTTCGCGGCGACCTTCGCCGAGGACTACATCATGTCGAAGCAGGGGTCGGAAGCGATCGCCTATCAGAAGAAGGCTAACCGGAAGGTAGCGCAGGCGTCAAAGCCGACACGCGCTGCGAAACTTCCCGTAGTCAGTGACAAACTGAGCGAGCTGACTTCCCTTCGGGAGGCTGCGCAGTTCCCGCGCGGCGCGTAACTGCTGATCGACCGTGTAATTTACGAGCGGAGGGCAACCCCCGCTCGTCGACTGACAGCCGCTAGAACCGACCAGCGTCAAGATCAGAAGCAGTCTCTTCCGTAGTCTTGGGTTTGGCAATTTCAGCCTGTCGCCTTCAGTTGCTCTTGGTGCCGCCGGTCACGTTCCAGTCCTTGGCGGCGATAAGGCCAAGCCCGACCAGAGCGTTCTGGAGATCTTCCCAGTTGACCGTCTTCGTCTGCCACGCGTGCCAGAGGACGGTCACGAGGGCGAGAAGGCCGGAGATAGTGGTGTAGGGGCTGCTAATCATTGATCTAGTCCTCTTTGAGTTGCCGAACCAACTCCTGAACTTGGGGGTTGGTCTGGAGAGCCACAATGAGCATGGCGTCGAAACGGGCTTGCAGATCGTCAGGGGGAGGAGCGGGCGGCTCGACGGCGTCTTGAGCCTTGATGATAGCGTCGCGATAGTCGTCCGCTATGGCCGCGATCTCTTTGGCGCGGTCGGTGCCGTTGATGATACGGCGCGCGTTCACGTAATCGCGTCGGCCGTCTGCAATATAGTCGGATAATTTCTTGCCTGTAAAAATACCCTTGGTCATGCCGTCGAACATTACAAAGAGCGATGTCGGCCATTCCAGCGCCTTCTCGGGCGTGTTGGCGATCTTGTAGCGCTCGTAATTGGCTTTCCACGTAAGCTGGACCAGCCCGCGCCCATAGTAGGGGAAATAGGGCTTCGACTTCAGATACGCCTGCGAGCCATACTCCTTGATCGGCTGCATCGTGTGCGCCGTCTCCCACTTGACCGTGGCGAGCATGTAGGCGAGCTGGTCGTCCGTGACGCCGCGATAGTTGTCGTCGCGGTAGTTGATGATGTTCTCCATCCCGACGACCTGATCCTGCGTCAGCCTGCCACCGAACAGGCTGTTGCGGACCTCGTCGAAGAAGACGGCCAGATTCATCGGTCAGCCTTTTTGGCGATCATGTCGCGGATCGTGTCGAGCTTGTTGAAGACTTGCGCGAGCGTGTTGTTGAACTCGTCGCGGGTCATATATCGCCCGGCGACCAGCACCTCGATCTCGCCGACCTTGTCAGCCAGATCCTTGTCAGCCTTTTGGAGTTCCTTCACAGAAACCCAAACGGTATTGAGGATCCAGCCGCCCATAGCGCCGATGACGGCCACGGCCACGTCAAAGAAGATCTGTGTTTCGCTCGTCATCGCTTCGCCATCGCGTTGACGCCCTGTGTCGCAATAGGAGCGGCCAGCGGCGCAAATTGAACTGAGAAAGGAACGGCTGTCGGCGCGCCGCGCGTCATAGCCGCTACGTTGGACGCCGCCCGCCGCGCCATGACATTGCGGACAGCGCGACCGCCCGCACCGGCTAGCGCTGCGCCTGTGGCCCCGTAGAGCGCGTAGGGGTCATCTTTGGAATATCCGTATCCACCTACAACGGCTTGCGTCATAAGCATACCCGGACTGCGAAAAGAGGGCGCGAATCCGCTCAAATACTTAGCTATCTTTGATTCTTCTTTACCTTCCGCAATGCGTCGAATCATTGCGCGCTCGTCTTCTGTGAAGCGCCGCATACGAGCTTCATTCTTAGCCAACGAACGGAACTGAGACTCAATGTTCTCGGCTGATCCGCCCGACAGATTGGCGCGGTCGATAAGCCGTTCAATCTCCGAACTTTTCGACATCATGCGGTAGTCACGGATACCGGACATGAGCGCGTCGGCGGCTTCCTGCCCCGCGCCTGACATACGCGCCGCGATGTTTGTATTCTTGTCGTTAGTGACAAACTCATCAAGTTTGTCTGTAAGAATACCCCCCAGCCGCCGCACATCTTTTTCGGCATCTTGCCGCAGTATGCCTAACGTCTCTCTCATATGATGCAGCCGCTCAATAGTCAGAGGCTGAGCGTCCAGATTTTCTAGTTTATTGATAGCGACTTTGACATCGGCGAACTTGCTAAAATCCGGGTCATAGCCTTTGAGCCCAGACGCTAGACCACTCTTAAATGTCTGATACGCCTGCGGGTCATATTGCACGCCCATAGTTGTGGCGCGTTCAAAGGACTCAGAAGCGCGCTGCTTCAAAGCCTCTGTCGTAGGCAATCCGCCCGTAAGACCCATAAGCCCGCGCTGCCCCGCCGCTGTCGCGGACTCGACGCCGCGCTGTAGCCCGGCTGCGCCGCGCGCACCGGCCAACCCGCCGACAAGGCTCGTCGCCAGCAGCGCGCGAGGATCTTCGACGCCCATCTGCTCGGCCCGAACCGGAGCGGCGGCTGCGCCTGCGCCAGCGCCCGCCTGCACAAGCGGGCGCTCGCCCATGGTGGCCATGACGTTACGCACGACGCCGGGGGCCGCGCGGCGCGCCAGCACGTTCGCTGCGCCCGCGCCCGTCAGTGCGCCCGCGCCACCTTCAGCGGCGGCGGCCAACAGCTCTTCAGCCTGCGTGCGGGGCTTGAATGATTCCGGCGTCAGATACTGGCGCGCAATGTCAGACGGCGTGCGGACCTGCGACGTGCCCATCTTGGGGGCGGCCAAATTGTAGAGCGTCGTCGCCAGATCCGCGACGCCGAGCGCAGCAGGAGCCGCGACAGCGCCGACCGGCCCTGCGACAAGGCCGCCCAAACCGGCTGCGGCAGCGATAGGCGCTACAGCGCCGCCCGCGACTTCCGCCGCGCGGCCCATAGTCAGACCTGTGTCCCACTGGACCTTGGACGGGTCAATAGTTTCGGTCCATTGGACTTTGGACGGATCAATCGGCATAGTCTATGGTTCCGTCACTATATTGCACCACAGGGCGGCCATTGTATGTCCCGCGTTTTACGATAGTTCGTTGCGTAGCCGCAGCGGCGGGGGCAGCCGGTGCGGGGGCCGCTTCTTCTTCAGGCAGTTTGACTTTTCCAGACCCGTAACGGGCTGACAAGTCACTTACAATAGCGCGGATAGATTCAATTGACATGGTAGGATCGCCGAGGCGCTCCAGAGCCATTTTCAACTCAAAATTAGAATCCAACTCTTTAGAGGTCTGACCTGTAGCTTCTTTAATATCCTGAAGAAGTTGCCCGCGCAGAGCGGAAATGCGATTGCGCACGTCTTGCGCTTTGGAGCCGCGCGCGCGCTCTACATCCTGACCGAGCGCCGTTCCTTTGAGGTAGGTTCCGATAGTCGATAGAGGACTAGCGGCAGCGGTCGCGCTGCTCACTATATCGCCAGACGCCGATAATTTTTCGTAGGACCCAAGCATCTTATCTAGCGTCTTATCAATGTTCGACTGGCCTTTAAGTTGTTTGCGAGTGCCAACCGTAGCAGCCGTAGCCGGCTGCGCTGGCTGCGGTGCGGACGGCGTCGGCAGAGCAGGCGCAGCCATCGCGTTCATAGGCGCAGCCGGGGGAGCCATCATATTGATTGGCGGCATGATCTCGGGGCCGCCCATGAACGACGGCGCGCCGCCAGCGGCGAAAGCCGGCACAGCGCGCGAGCCGGGCATAGCCGTGCCACGAGCGATATTGGCCTCTTGCATACGCCGCCCGGCGTTGACGCCTTTATTGTCGCCGGCCAGACTCTCGATAGCCCGCGCAATCGTCTCAGGGTTGCCTGACTGCACAGCCGGGACAATACGGCTGGGGACCGTGCCGTAGTTATAAGCGACCGAAGTCAACGCGGCGCGCGTATTCTCGGGCAGCGTAGACCAGACTTCTTCGCCGACCTTGGCCGCAGCCTTCGGGACAAACTCAGTCTGAATGCGCCGCTGAAGATCGCGCTCAGCATCCTCGGGCGACACGCGCATACCGGGCGTCACCTTCTGGACAGTGCCGTCCGGCAACGTCACGGTGTCGCTACCATACCCGGCACGATAGGCGTTCACGTCGTATTTCGGCTTCTCGATAAATCCTTCGCGCTCTTTAATAAGCGCCGTCGCCATGTCCTGACGCGGGCCGGGGATGGCCTCGGGCTGGATGATAGGGGCCGGTCTGAGACCCCTTGCGGTCTTCTGATATACTTCGCCGCCGGCTTCCATATAGTCGCCTTCAGGCTTCAGAAGACTCTGTTTCCAGTCGTCCGAATAGGTTTTGCCCTTGAACGCCGCAACGCCCTGCGGAAAGTCGCGCTCCATCATAGTCACAAAACTATCGAGCGACTTTTGGTCGTTGACGAAATTCTGGAACATATTCTTATAGAGGTCGATCTTGCCGGCCTGAATTTTCTGTTCCGCTTCCTGCTGCTGCGCGCCATATAGCCCCGCCTGACGCTGCGCTGCTTCAGCTTGGCGAAGTTCTCGCTGCGCAGCAATCTGCGCCTGAAGATCCTGCACGTCCATGCTTTGCGCCATACGCGCAAGCTGCGCCTGCTGGTATTCTTGCTGACGCAACTGAGCCATCATGTTAAGCGGATCTATGCCGCCGCCACTCATTTGGGGCACCATAGACGCAATGTCATATCGAACGGCCATTAGTCAGACCTCAAAGCTGCGGGCCGTAACCCATACCATAATTTCGGTTAAACGGCTGCGCCGTCGCCGGCCGCGCTTGACCATACATGCGGTCCATCATGCTATATGCCAGCGCGTTCTGCCCGACATTGCCCAGCGCCTGAGACAGCGCCGACGCGCCGCCCATATAGCCGGACGCGCGGGCTTGCGCGGCGTTCTCCAGCCCGGTCGCGAGCGCCTGCCCGCCGCCGGTCGCCAGATTGGCAAGCGGGACGGCGGAGCCCGTGGCGATATTCGCTAGACCGGTGCCGAGACCAGAATATACATTGGCGATGTTCTGGCCGCTGCCAAGAATATCCGCCGACAGCCCCGTGCCGAGCGCGCCGCGCAGCCCGGCAAGGTTTTGCCCAGTCGCACCCTGAATATTGCTGACATTCTGGCCCGTTGTGCCATAGACATTCGCAAGGTTAGCGCCTGTCTGGCCCAACACACCTGCGACGTTTTGCCCCTGCGCGCCGTATATGTTCGCAAGATTCTGCGCGCCGGTCCCGTAAATGTTTGCAAGATTAGCGCCGGTCTGAGACGCAAGCCCCGCACGGCCTGTAGCGCCGGTTTGCATGAGTCCGGCAGCTCCCGCGCCAAGACCGCCCGCAGCCTGCGTCATAACATTAGCCGCGCCCTGACCCGAGCCCGCAAGGCCCTGAAGGCCGGACAGCGCGGCCTGACGGTTGGCCATGAACCGCGCGTAAGCATTCTGGTATTCCTGACTGCCCGCTTCCTGTCCGTAGCGCGTCGCAGCTTTCAACGCCGCTCCAGATTGACGCATACCCGACGAGCCGAGCGTTGATTGCATCGCCCGCTCGCCCTCCGCCACACGGAACGCATAGCCGGGGTCCATCTGAAGCTCTTCGAGCGTCGGCTGACGCATAAACGAGCCATAGCCCGGCGCGTTGACATCGCCGCCAACGCCGTAGAGCGCCGCAAGCTGATTCTGCGCGCCTGCGCCCGTCGATACATATGGCTGCTGATAGCCGGCCTGCATTCCGAACGCGCCGCCCAGCGCGCCGAGACCGCCCATCTCGCCTGCGGTCAGCTCTCCCGCCGCGCGGCGTTCCGCGCCCGTGAGCGCGCCCGCGCCCTGCCCCATACCGCGCTGGATGGCTCCAGCGGCCTGACCCGCTCCACCGCGCAACGCCGCCAGTTGGCCGCCGGTAGCGCCCAAAAGCGCCTCCTGCTGGGACTGCTGCGCCGCCAGTAGCGGCATGATGGACGCCATGCGTCCGCGCTCCAGCTCGGCCGCAGCCTCCCCTGCGCCGGCCCGCCGCGCCTCTTCAGCGCGCGCGCTTGACGCTTGCAAGGCTTCAAGCGTCGGACCAACGGCCGATCTCAGGGCCTGTTCGCCGCCCGCCTTACCTTGAAGAATGTCAGCCCGAGCGCGCTCCTGCGCCTGCGCCTGAAGGACCGCGCCCAGCATAGCTGCCTGCGCCTGCGCGGCGGAAGCCTTACCTGAAGCGCGGGAGCCCAGAATGGACCCCAGACCGCTGGCGGCGGAGCTGCCGAGAAGGGCTATGGTAAAAGGGTCCATTGTTAGCTCCTGCCGATAAGCGGCGTGACGGGTTGCGATGATATAGCAACCACTTCATTACGGAAAGACTCGGTCGCGGCTGCGCCCTGACGGACTTCCTTCGCCACTTCAATCTGA